ATCACCTGCGGTCATAAACTTAACCCTAACTTCTCCTCCAACCTTTTTTGAGAGAGGATAGCCTAAATCTTCGTACCGTCCCTCTTCCTGGTAGTTTATCGCAGTCCCGTTATCATCAAAACCGTACCACGCACGGTAGACCTTTGCGTTAACTGAATCTATTACATAAAGTCTTTCCTCACCGTTCACGGTCATTGTCGCAAAACCACCAACATTCCAACCTGTAATAACCATCCAGCCCTTTGTTGCAGGATAATACACCCACACCTGGTCATTGTATGTGCTGTTGCCTGTTGGTAATGCAAGGAAGTATTTATTATCAAAGAAAATCGCACACGCCTTATTAATCTGATTCCAGTTAATGTTCTCAAACTCGTCTTTTAACGGAAAGCTTAACGGGTATGCAGAACCAGTCTGTAACTTATCCTGCTGTGTCCTGAACAAACCACGAACACCGTCACGTGCTAAGAACAGAATGTCGTCTGCAACCTGCACAACTGTATCTCCAGCAGCACAACCAATATCAAGTATCTTCTCTGGCTTGTCTGTTGCCACTGGTGTTGCTGATGGGTTGATTGACCATATCTGGTCTGTACCGAGTGCAATAATCCCTGCGTCCCTTAAACCAACAACTGCTTTCTCTGTACCTACGGGGAATCTAAACGAGTTCGCTAATGCAAAAGCGATGTTGTAATTAGCAGGGTAAGCATCAGAATAATATAATAAACCGTTACTTAAAGCCCAAACCCTATTTCTCCAATATTCTAATGCTTTAGTCTTAGGTACACCATGTACAGAAGCATTGCTTGTATTAATTAAGGTAAACGTACCAGTAGGGTTGTAAATTAACGGGTAATCATATCCGTTAGACAAAAGAGCAACGTCTCCAACACCACTCTGTCCTATCTTTAACATCTTGAAGTTATAATCTGCGGTAGGTGCAGCAACTGAACCTAGTGATGTGAATGTACCAGTTCCCGTATAACCTCGTATCTGGTCTCCCCACGTACCTATTAGGGTGTTAGTTCCACCCATAGGTTCAAGTCCAAACAAACCAGTGCCAGCGTATGAGGCAAGAGACTGGATTAATGTTAGCCCTGGACGTTTCGTAGTCTCACCAGGAATACCAATATCCACGTTATACAAAACAGTTGCCTGATTCTCAGCAATCTGTGTTGCGTGTTGACGGGTGTTTGAACCACCAGACAAGTCCCGTCGTATTACGTGTAGCATTGCATCGTCGCCAGCCATATTAAGCACCATTCCTTAAATTATGATGGAGTATTCTGTGACAGTTAGAGCATAATAAAATACACTTGCTCATTTCTTTCCATATCGTTTTCCATTTTCCACCACTTACCATGTTTTGCCCTATATTTAATTCTTTTTTTTCTGGGTCTAAGTGATGGAAATCATAGACATCAATACATTCAAAAGAAATACCACAAGAAGAACATTTACCACCCAAGAGTTCTACTCCACGAGTCTTTAAGCGTAATTTTTTATCTCGTCTTCTTTTCTTTACTTTAACTAAACAATCCAAACACAGTCTTTTGTTTTCACCGTCTCGTTTTTTTCCGCATATAGAACATAACCCACGAGAGAGTCTTTTCTTTAAATTGAGAAGTGTTAAATCTCTGCAACGCTTGCAATGTGAATTCTTGTTTAAAATTTCTTCCTCAGTTAAATTGCTTCCACATTGACCACAAAGACCTTTTTTAACACGACCAAAAAAGAAAGGCTTTTGATATTTACTATAAAATGTTTCAGACTGTTTCACGACTATAACTTTTAACGTTAAACATAGTAACCTGATTCGGTTGGTTCACTGCATCCCAGATATGGTTCACAATAGACTTCTCGTACAATGTTTCAAAATCAACTGCCTTTGCAAACTGTCTCTTATACCGCCAAGCGTCAGCCATAGCACCTAAAATGATTGCGTCCTCACAAGCAAATACTGTTATATCTGTCGAGGCAGACAGGGCGGTTGGCTGTACTGTATAAGGCATCTGTATTGTTATCACGCTTGACGGAGTGGGGTACAGACGCACTTGTTTTGTTCTTGCACCAGTTGCATAACCATCTAAAATAACGTATTGATTAGGGTCTCCCTGGTCGGTTAAGTTTCCTTGATTAACTACCAGTAATCCCTGTAAAGACGTAGACTCGATAGGAATACCTGATGTTTCGTTATAAACATAAACCTCTTTACCGAAATCTGACGGAAGCGTGTAATCATTCGTTCCGGCTACCGTGTTGAAGGTATAGCTGTTATTAACAACATTCCAATTTGTGCGTCTTAGAATATCTCTATATCTATTATTTAACCAAACACCAACAAGTGTGGCAAACGAAGCAGATGTGTCCTGTACGTTATTGCCAATCTCACTCTTCATTGTTCCGAAATCTTTACTCACCGTTTATTTACCTCGTTTGTTTAAAAAACTCTAACTCACAACCTTCGTGTTTCTTGTTATAAAGAATCCTGTTTTTAATAAAGTTTTCTGTGTCATCACCACGTGTTGCTCTGATTAAATGATCAACTACACAATTAAAATTACGGTACATCTTGTAGCCAAGCTTATACATACGCATCAATAGGTCGGTATCGTCGAATACTCCCGTGAAGTTCTCGTCCATATATCCTAACTTATCAAGTAAATCTTTTGGTAACATAGCAACAGAGAACCAGTTACCTTCTTCAATCTTATTCTCAACTACATGATTAAATTGTGTTGAAGCGAGCGTTGAAGCTCCACAATCCTCATGCTTCTGGAAGCACTCCCAGAGACGTTCTAACCAACCATCTTCCACGTACACATCATTAGTCAAAAGAACAACGAACTCACCACGTGCTGCCCGTAAACCCCTATTACAACTTATCGTCGGTGTGGTACGATTCTTTTCGTATATATGAACGTCGCAGTAATCCTTAAAATACTCTGAACACGTCTCCACTATCACAAGTTCGTAATCAATCTTCGTCTTTTCCCTAGCAAGCTTGATACACTTGTGTGTCATTGGGATTGCACTAGGTTTACCGATATATACTAAAAGAACGACACTAAACTTCACTTATAACCTCCAAGCATTTAGTAACTATTTCATCTGAGATTGGTGTTAAGTTCTCGTCATTACAACCCACTTGCTTTTCTTTTAATCCAAGCACGTATGATTTCTTACCAGTCTCTAGCATTTGCTTATAGGCTATGTCTTTAGCAACACTGCACGTTTCGTAACCACTGTCAACTACCAGAGAAACCGTATCTACCACAGGAACCTCAAGCGGTTTAAGTTTATATACGTGGATAAGGTTGGCTTTAATACCACGTCTTGCAAGCTCTTCGTATGCCTTAACTGCGTTCTTACGTGCGTAGGAGATAGCGATAATACTTATCCTTGAACCACTCTCGTATATCGTTGGCATCTCCACACTTTCACCAAACGTCGCCCTGTGTTCACAGCATATCGCTGGGTCATCGTGTGACATAAAATCATTCCAGCAATCTTCCCATTCAAGCGGTGTCATTGGTGCGTATACTCTAATACCTGGGAAACCTAAATACGTTGAGTGCAACTTCCCAGAGTGTGAGTTACCCGTACCGTTCCCCTCACGTGCGATTGCTCGTACAAACACAGGTACACTTCGTTGAAACACCTCTTTACGCTTCGCTGCAAAGTAGACTATTGCGTTTGCGTTGAGTACAAGGAAGTCTTGGAACCTAAGTACCAGTATCGGTCGTCTACCTGTGATTGCTGCACCAACAGCGAAGTCTGCTCCGGCTACGTCTGTCATAGGTAACTCAATTACGTTACGTGTATCGGGGACTGTACCGTCAACCCAACCAACTGCGGTAAGGCATTGACCCATAATCAAGCCATCGTTCTGCTCTAAGTGGTTCTTAGTGATGGAGTGTATCGTCTCTCTTAAAGTGACCATATCGCCTCCATCTGCTCTTTTGCGTCCTGTTCAATCTTTGGGTTAAACTTATTACGCATAACAGCGAGTCTATCGAACTGGTCTGGATTATCCGTACCACTTCCCACGTGCCACCTATGTCGTGTGGTTTTAATATTTAAAAGAGCAGGTAAATCTAAATGGTCACAGGCGGAAATGATTGATAACGGGTCATCTTCAACACATAAAGCATCTAGACCATACCCCCGTGCTAGTGAAACAGCACCCCAAGACCGCCTGTCTTTAATCGGTGTAAGTATTGCCAAACCGTTGTCTTCACACACAAAGAACACGGGTAATTTACGTGTTGCTGCAAAACCTAGTGCTACCCCTGCGTAATCTTCTTCAATCGCACCGTCACCGAATGTTGCTATAGTGTTCCTGTTGCTTGCCAGGGCATATCCTACCGCTATGGGAATGTTCTCACCTAATAAACCGTGATGTGCTTCCACACTGTCACATTGGATGTCACTAGAGCCACCCATTCCTCTGCAACAGCCTGATTTAAGCCCTAAAACCTCATCTCTAAGCATCTCTGGGCTACCACCGTAAGATAAGTACCAGCTATGACCTCTGTGCTGAGGGAAAACTTTGCATTTTGGGCAGATTTCAGAGATTGTTGCTGCTACTGCCTCTTGTCCGAGAGATAAATAAATCGGACACCTTATATAACCCTTATCGTTTGCTTGTGCCATACCGAGTTCAAAATATCTACTTAAACACATCTTCCTAAAGATATTCTCTAGCACAGGCAACCCTCCATAATGTCAAATGCACAGTCCAATAATCGTCTATCCCTTGCAAAGCATATCCTGATATTACCTTGACCGTTCTTACCGAAACAGCTTCCACCTATTACTACGACACCGTTACGTAACAATATATCAACAACTTCTTGCTCGTTTAAGTCTGGGTCAATTATCTTAGGGAAAGCATATATTCCACCATCAGGTATCTCACAAGTAAAACAGTCTAAACGGTTCAGTCTATAAACCGTGTAGTCTCTCAAATAACGTAAATCACGGTACATAATGTCAGTGTTAGTTCTTAACGCCTGTATTCCGGCTTTCTGTGTGAATATCGGCATACAGGAATAAACAGTCTGAAACATTAAAGCCATCTTACTAATCAGCTCTCTATTGCCTATTGCATAACCCAACCTAAACCCTGGTATTGCATGAGACTTAGAAAGTGATTTAAGAATAAGTACATTGTCATATTCCCAAACTCTTAAATCCTCCCTAGTAACACAAGTGTAATCAAGCTGAGAATAAGTATCGTCGAGAAGTACGAAATATTTACCCTTTGATTCAGCAAGTATTTTCCGTAATTCAGCGACCGTCTTGACTTTTCCTGTGGGGTTGCAAGGTGAGTTAATAATAAGTAATTTCGTTTTGTCATTAACCACCTCGCTATGCTCTAGGTTAAGGTATTGGATAACCGACGTGTAGGTGGGGAAGCACGGTGTTTCTACTGTAACCGTGTCCCCCTGTTCACACACACACCTGACCATTGTGTCAATCACAGCGTTTGCTGGCATAACAACTATCTGGTCGAGCTGTGGCTTAAAACCGTATTCGTTAAGAGTTGCTAAAGCAATCTCTTTCCTAAACTCTTCATAGCCGTATGAGCTTGTGTAGTGGATGTCTCCCTTTTCCAAAGAACTGATACAACTGTTGATAATCTTTTTATCAGGCTGTAGGAAGTTATCACCTATCTCAAGATGGATAAGCTTCTGCCCTGCACGTTCCAACGCATTTGCTTGTGCAAGGATATTGAACATTGGTTGACCAACTAATCCGTCTGTTAGTTTAGACAGTTTCATGCAGTAAGTTTCTGGTCAATTTCTGTTTGGTCATATCAACTATGT